AAGGAAGGTGTGAAGGATTATATGAATGCTATTTCCAAGTATAAACCCAGACCATATCAAATTGATGGAGTATACGATGCCTTAAGACATAATAGAAAACTATTGATATCTCCAACTGCTTCTGGAAAGTCTCTGATGATATACTCGATTGTGAGATATTATGTTGAAAATAAGAAAAATACTCTGATAGTTGTTCCCACGACTTCTCTTGTAGAACAGATGTATAAAGACTTTGCAGATTATGGTTGGGATGTTGGTTCATATTGCCACAAGATATACGCAGGTAAAGAAAGAGAAACGGAGTCTCAAGTCATTATTACTACTTGGCAGTCAATCTATAAACTTCCTAGAAAATACTTTGAAAGATTTTCTGTGGTTGTTGGCGATGAAGCACACCAATTTAAGTCGAAGTCCTTAATATCTATAATGACAAAACTTAGTGATGCCAAATATAGATTTGGGTTCACAGGTACTTTAGACGGTTCACAGACTCATAAGTGGGTCTTAGAGGGTCTATTTGGTCCATCATATAAAATTATTAAGACAGATGAGTTAATGAAGAAAGGTCATCTGGCTACATTGGATATTAACGTGCTTCTATTGAAACACCCACCGAATAAATTTGAAACATTTGAGGATGAAGTACAATATATTATTGGACATAAAAAAAGAAACCGATTAATTCGGAATCTTGCATTAGATCTTAAAGGTAATACTCTTATCTTATTTGCAAGAGTAGAAGCACACGGTGAACCTCTTTATGATATGATAAATACTAATAGTGTAGAACAACGCCATATATTCTTTGTTCATGGTGGAGTAGCAACTGAAGATAGAGAAAAAGTTAGAGAAATTACAGAACAAGAAAATGATGCTATTATTATTGCATCATACGGAACTTTCTCTACTGGTATCAATATAAAAAATCTTCATAACGTTATTTTTGCTTCCCCATCTAAGTCCAGAATACGAAATCTTCAATCTATTGGTAGAGTTCTTAGAAAAGGAAATAATAAAACAAAAGCAACTCTTTATGATATTGCTGATGATATTAGTTACAAATCAAGGAGGAATTACACACTCAATCATTTAATAGAAAGAATTAAAGTATATAATGAAGAAAACTTCAATTATGATATAGTAAATATACCACTTAAAAACTAATGGGAGAAGAATTTCACGCAGTTATAAAATTAATTACAGGTGAAGAAATATTTGCCTTAGTTTCTGTCGATGAAAACGATGGAGATCCCATTATAATGCTACAAAGTCCTGTAATAATGAAAATGATGCAAAATCCTACAGGACAATATGTCAAAATAAGACCTTGGTTAGAGATCCCTACTGATGATCTTTATTTAATTAAATATGATAGAATTGTTACTATGAGTGAAATAAATGATGAACAAACAATTCATTTTTACGAAAGATACTTAAATGAATCAGAAGAACATGATATGGAATTTGATGGTAGAGTTAAATTAAATACTAAATTAGGTTTTGTAGCAACAGTTGATGATGCTCGCAAGAGCCTTGAAAGAATCTATAATGATAATATAAAAGAATCTTAATTCCCTTCCAACCTTCACAAAGGTATTGTACACATTTTTAGGGATCTTGTCAAGTATCAAAAATATGGTATAATAGTCATATAAAAAGTATTACTAGGAAAAGTCAATGTTATGGTTAAGAAAAAGTCTGAACATTATGTAAATAATAAGGAATTATTAGAAGCATTAATTGTTTATAGAGCGAAGGTTGCCCACGCAAAGGAGAATGATCTTCCAAAACCACGTATTACAAATTATCTTGGTGAATGTTTTTTAAAGATTGCTACACATCTATCATATAAGCCAAATTTTGTGAATTATATGTTTAGAGATGATATGATCTCTGATGGTATAGAGAATTGTGTTCAGTATATTCACAATTTTGATCCAGAGAAATCTAGAAATCCATTTGCATATTTTACTCAAATTATACACTATGCTTTTTTAAGAAGAATACAGAAAGAGAAAAAACAATTAGAAATTAAAACAAAGATAATTGAGAAAACAGGATATGATGAAGTAATGGTAGTTGATGATGGAGCACTTACTTCATCAAGTTCTGATTATAATACAATTAAAGACAACATTCAGTACAAATCTTCTAATAGATAAAATGGCATTTGATGATGATGTAAAAATCTCTATTAACCTTAATAAGTTGGTAGAGACTAGAGCAAAACTATTGACTCAATATGAAGATTACTCAAATGCAATAGCAACTGGTGAGTATCTTGATGAAAATGATATTGATAGAATCGCAGTCAAGTTAAGAGAAACTCTTACTTGGGATTCGATATATTTTATGGTAGATAGTGCGATATTTGATTATATGGGTTTAAAAGATCCAAACAAACCTAATTATGGTGAGACTGCTGGTAATGAACCTGCCGCTACCTATGAGAAGAATAGACAGCAGTTTAAGATGGTTAAATTAGAATCTCCATCATGGACAATTGAAGTACCAGTACGCAAGAAATGAAAATAGCAATAATAACTGATCAGCATTTCGGTGCTAGGAAAGGTGCTGAGTATATTCATAGTTATTTTAAAAAATTTTATGATGATGTTTTCTTTCCTTACATAGAAGAAAATAATATTAATACTGTAATTGATATGGGCGATACTTTTGATAATCGTCGTAATATAGATCTTGCATCTTTAGAATGGTCAAAGAAAATATACTTTGATAGATTGGAAAAGTTGGGTGTAAAATTACACTCTATTGTTGGTAATCATACTGCTTATTATAAAGATACTAATGAAATTAATACTATAGATTTATTATTGAAGGAATATAAAAATATAACAACTTATTCTGAAACAGTTCCTATAAAAGTAGGTGGTATAAGTATTCTCCTTGTGCCTTGGATTAATGATGATAATAAAGAAAAAACTCTAGCAATGATTAAAAAGTCAAGATCTCCTGTTGCTATGGGACATCTTGAGTTAAATGGATTTACTGCTACTCGTGGTCATATAATGGAACATGGTATGGATATGAAACCTTTTAAGAAATTCAAAAAGGTATATTCAGGACATTATCACCATAGAAGTTCTAATGACAATATTCATTACTTAGGAAATCCATATGAGATTTATTGGAATGATGTAAATGATCCTAGAGGATTTCATGTTTTTGATACAGAAACATTAGAACATACTCCTATTAATAATCCATATAGATTATTTTATAATGTTTATTATGAAGATACAAATTATAAATTATTTGATACAAGAGAATATAAGGGTAAAATTGTAAAACTTATTGTAAAAAAGAAGTCAAATCAGAAACAGTTTGAAAAATTTATAGATAAGTTATATAACTCTGGTATTCAAGATTTAAAGATTATAGAAAATTATATTCTTCACGAAAGTGAAGAATTTGAAGTAGAAGAAACTGAAAATACAATTAGTATTTTGAACAGATATATTGACGAATCTGAATTTGAAGGTGACAAGACCCTTGTTAAGGGTATTTTACAACAAATCTATTCGGAGGCTTGTGAGGTAGAGTAATGTATGTTTTAACCCTAAAGGATAAAGATCAAGAGGGTGCTTACGCCGTTCATAATAAGTATGGTGAAAAAGTTCTGTTTTTATTTTCGCATGAAGATGATGCAGAAAGATATGCAATGCAGTTAGAAGATGATGATAATTCACCAATGAGTGTAATAGAGGTTGATGATGCACTTGCCATAATCACCTGTAAGAGGTATAATTATAAGTATGCAGTGATTACTCCAAACGATATCGTTATTCCCCCTAAAGTGAATGATAACCTTCCAGAAAATTAGATGGAAAAATTTTCTGTCAACTGGTAATCAGTTTTCAGAAGTTGATTTTCAACAGAATGCAACAAATTTGATAGTAGGAACAAACGGTACAGGTAAATCAACTGTGCTGGATGCTCTTACTTTTAGTTTGTTTAATAAACCATTTCGTAAGATTAATAAATCACAATTAATAAACTCTACAAATGAAAGAGATTGTTTGGTAGAAGTTGATTTTGAAATTAATAATCGTCAGTATTCAGTTAGAAGAGGTATAAAACCAAATATATTTGAGATAGTAGTAGATGGAAATACGATGCATCGTCAGTCTGATGATCGTGCGATGCAAAAGATATTAGAAGAAACTATATTAAAAGTAAATTATAAATCATTCACTCAAATAGTAATTCTTGGTAGTAGTGCATTCGTACCTTTTATGCAGTTATCAGGTACAAATCGAAGAGAAGTAATCGAAGACTTATTGGATATTCGTATTTTTTCTGCAATGAATAATATTGTTAGAGAAAAGATAAAATATCAAAAAGATGAAATCAATACATTAGATTTAAAAAAAGATAATATAAAAGATAAACTTGAAATGCAAGAAAAGTTTATTGATGAATTAGAGAGTCGTGGTAAAAAAAATATAGATGAGAAGAAAAATAAGATTGATACCCTTATGTGTGAGGCAGATGATTATGTTAAAGTAAATGAAGTATTAGAGAATGATGTGTTTGATATAACTAATCAGCAAGAACAAGTAACTGGAGCAAATAAAAAGTTAAAGAAACTAAACAATCTCAAAGGTAAAATATCTCAAAAAGTAGCAACAATTACTAAGGAACATAAGTTTTTCACAGAAAATACAGTATGTCCTACTTGCACTCAAGATATAGAAGAATCATTTCGTTTAAATAGAATTGATGACGTTCAAAATAAAGCAAAGGAGTTGCAATCTGGTTATAAAGAACTAGAAGAAGCAATTCAAAAAGAAGAAGAACGAGAACGTCAATTTACAAAACTATCAAAGGAGATTACTAAACTCAATAATGGCATTTCTCAAAACAATACTCGAATCTCTGGATGTAACCGACAAATCAGAGATTTGGAATCGGAAATTCAGAGACTTACCGACCAACTTGCAAACAGAAATACTGAACATGAAAAGTTAGAAGAGTTTAAAGAAAATCTCCAAAGCATTTTTACTGAATTAGCAAACAAGAAAACCGAAATTACATATCATGATTTTGCGTATTCTTTGTTAAAGGATGATGGAGTAAAGACAAAAATAATTAAGAAATATCTTCCCCTTATTAATCAGCAAGTAAATCGTTTCTTGCAGATGATGGACTTCTATATTAATTTTAGACTTGATGAGGAGTTTAATGAATCTATTGAATCTCCTATTCATGAAAAGTTTTCTTATGCTTCTTTTTCTGAAGGGGAGAAGATGAGAATTGACCTTGCACTCTTATTCACTTGGAGAGAAGTTGCTAGAGTTAAAAACTCTGTGAATACTAATCTATTAATTATGGATGAGATATTTGATAGTTCTCTTGATGGATTTGGTACAGATGAGTTTCTTAAGATTATTCGTTTTGTAATTAAGGATGCAAATGTATTTGTTATATCTCATAAAGCAGATCTTCATGATAAATTTAATAGTGTGATTAGATTTGAAAAGGTTAAAGGTTTTTCACGGATGGTAGTTTAATAAATACCTAAAAAACCTTTTAACAATGGCTTGGCATATTAAAAAAACTAGTCTTCTTGGTTCTGCTGTAGGAACTGTTTATTATAAGGGTGATAAGTGTTGGACTGAAACCTTTGATAATAGAAAGACTTATACCTCACAAGCGAAAGCGAAGGAAGAAGATTTCATCTGGAAGAAGAAAACTACCGCTAATTGGGATGTTGTTGCAGTGAATGAGAGTGCATAATGAAAACATTTCAGCAATTCACACAAGATCTACATGAAAAGAGTAGGTTTGTATCTTACCTACTCAAACAATCAGCTAAACAAGCTCGTAATGCTGGTATAAAATTACCTAAGAATTATAAACAAGTCACAACTAATATGCTAAGAGGTGCAATGGGAGTTGCTGATGAAACTTCTAAAGGTCTTGAAAAGTATGCTGGTAAGTTTGTATCAGGAGCTAGGCAAACTGATAATGCAAAATTTTATCAGAATGTAAAAAAAGGAATAACTGATCCTTTGGGAACTCCAAATATGGATAAAACTTTAAGAAAAATGGGTAGATTAAAACCAAATGATCCATTGATACAGGCTGCACCAACTAGTAAAAAAATATCTCCTGCTGCAGCAAATCAAGAAGGATTGTTTCGTGATAAAGTTAAAAAATTTGCAGATAAATTAAAACCTGATGATATAGTGATGGATACTCCAGCAACAGCAAGGCATGAAGCACAGAGAGGAATGAGTAAGGCAAAAATTAGAAAAGTTGAAAAACAAACAAATTCTCCGTTAGGTAAACTTTTTGATATTGCAAGTGATGGGAGTACTAAACATCCGAAAAAACTTGAAAGATTGCATAATATTAGACCTCAAAGCAATGAGATACAATTTAGTAATCTTCCTGTAGATGGAATGTCACGAACTATGAAAAATATGTCACATGGTAGACGTACTTATTCACATCCAGTTCCAGGTACAACACCTCCTCCAAAAAACTCACCACAACTTTCAGTTCAAAATGTAACTCCTGGTGGTAATCCTGAAGATGGAACTTACTTCAGTTCTGTGGTTAAAAGTGCTATTAAAAAAACTAGAAGAAATTTAAAAAAATGAAAACATTTCAACAGTTTCAAGAAGATGTTAACGAACTCATAAAGGGTGCAGTTAAAGGTGGTATCAATCAATTTTTAAATAGTAAATCTGTTAAAGGTGGTTTAAGGGATTTGAGTAAAGGTAATCTTTCTATAGAAAAGGTTAAGAAAGTTGGTGAGAAACGTGGAGAAAACATTAAGGGTGCTGGCAAAAAGGCAATAGGTAGTGTATTATCTAATATAGGTGCTG